GTTTCAAAAACAATTAAAGAGTCATTACGATTTATTTCTATATCTACGGTAACTGAACTTCTTCTTTTACTACGTGAAGCCACCCCAGCACACCTCTGAGTTCCTGTAACTAACAAGTATAACTGTTGATTGTTTGTATCTCTATAAAACCTATAATAATTCGTTGATGTGGTTGTTAGTATGTCTGCACTAGGAGAATCTAAATCAGGTTGTCCTGCTCTTTCCCTGTAAGGTTGAGTTGTATTTGTTATACCAGTTGCGCTACCACCTACTTCTGTAATTGCATTTTGTGCTATAACATCGCCTATATTGTCATTATAAAACCAATCACTCATGTTGTCATAGCTTTTATTAGCAAAAAGCTCTAAATCAACTCTGTTTATTCTTCTTTCGCAAGTGCCGTTACCTTTTCCAGGGCCTAGTCTTTGTTGCTCTATTTTCATTATAATTCTAGAACCAGATGGAACTGAGTAGTCTAAATACTGACCTGGGTTTGCTGGGTCTTCTAAATTCATAGGGTAAGCTAAAATAGGATAGTTGTAACCCTGATTTCGTGTTGCTGTTTTACTACCATGATTTATAATAGCGTTGTCATCTGTTTCTGTAGAAAAATTACTAGGGTTTATTTTCATATAAGCACCCGCAGGTACATTTATATCTTGCCCGTTTGCGTCTTTTACTGTTATAAAATTCCCTGCTTGCGTTTTTTTCTCCAATACTGTAGCTTCTACACATTTTAAAACAGGCCCATTAGCATCAGCTTTAACAAAAAACCTATCACCACTTTCTACTTTAGCAGCGTTTTCTCCTTCTAATAAAAAATATGTCGCATTACTACCTGGGTCTTTAAAATATATATTACTATATATTGTTTCATAAGTGTCTTGAGCTGGTTTTAAAACAAACTTATATGATGTCGCCCAAGATGGTGCAACTTGTTGTTGTGGTATAGTAACTTTAATTTGATTCTTATCTACACTGTTTTCACATGGTATTTGAACCGTGTTGCTTGGACTAACTAAAGCGGTTGAGCTTCTTAAAAATTCGTCCATATATACTATACCTACTTCATAACCCCTGTTGCTATGTAAACTTTCTGCATTTCCAATTTTTTTGTATGTGGCCTCAGAAAAAGATATAGTGTAAAATTCTGTAGCGGTATTGGCTGTATCTACATATTGCATTGCAATAATGTGTAAACCTATAGTGTCTGAATTAGGTGTAGCTACCACATTAATTGATTGACCTGTTCCTGTAATACCACTCGCTGTTTTAGTATAAGTACCTAATGTTTGAGGTAATTGACAATTAATTTCATCGGTAAGAGTCTGACCATCACAAGCTGTAGCTACAGGTTGAATATTTGTGTTTGTTCCTACTTTTTCTAAAAAATCAGTACTTGTTCCTAACTCATAAACATTATTAAAGTTTTGAGGTAAAACATAATCAAAATTTATATCTATTTCACTTGTTGTAGCCGCAGGAGTATTACCAGTAAATTGATAGTGCACTATTCTAAAATCTAAACTAAGAGATGCACCAGCTATTAATTCTACTGCTGCGCCTGAACTAGTAGAGAAATCTATGTAAACAATAGAACCTGGTATTTGAATAGATTGTGTTCCAATAGAATAATTTCCAGGGCCTGTTGATGTAACTATCTCTGTGCTTTCTATTTCTAAACTTTCTAATGTTGCTTGAAACTCTAATTTTAATTTTTGATTTAATTTGTCTTTTAAATCATAGCCCTCAAAATAATTACCGTAAACGAGCCTATTACCCATTATAGTTTGAGCCTTGGCTTTTAATGGCACATTGTCAAACAAACGTAATGTTTCAGACTCAGCAAGTAAAGTAAATATTTTTTGGTCGTCAAATGTATATGTGTAGTTAGTATTATTTTGATATCCTAAATCATCTTTATCTAGTTCTTCTATAACTTTAATTTGTGAATCATTAGATTCTTTAAATAAAAGTTCAACTTTTTTAACCAAAGAATCTCCACTATTAAATGTTATAATAGCTGCATTTAAAATATTCTGCATTCCATCATTCAAATAACTATTGTAACTAAATCTAAAGTTATCAGGTGTAAAAGCTGGTTTACTAAATTGCGAAGTGGCAGAATACTCTCCGTTTTCATATTTATATCTATATGCAAAAGATACAATTCTTTCTTGTAAAAAATCATCAGTTTGACCTACAACAGTAAGGGTAGAAATAGTAGGTGCAGAACTCGGTGGAGCTTTAATTACTAAAAGTTCTCTAGCAGAAATACCATCTAAATAATTAATGTTTGGGTCAGTGTAAGATTTGTTTATGTCTATAAAACGTGGTGGATTTAGGTTGTCTGTGAAAAATATTAAATTATCTATTAAATCTAAACCTGTAATTAAATGATATGGACTAAAATTTAAAGTGGTGTTTAAATCACCACCATCATTTATACTTACAACATGATAATTAGTTGTAGCTTTTATAGTGTTGTAAGAAACAATTAAATCTAGTTTACTTGTAGCACCTAAGGTGAAAGAAGGGTCATGAATAAACCAATATATAGTTTCATTAGCACCATCTTCTAAAGCCCCTATACATCTAGCATTATTACTTAAACTAGCCCCATTAAATTGAATAGTAGTAAGAAGCGTGTTCCCTTTAGAGTTTTCAACAGAACCTATCTCCGTGTCTTCTGTAGAACCTAGTCTAACATTAAGAGCATCTACATATTCGCCATTTGGTAAAAGCCTTTCATCAAGGGCTTTATTCATACGGCCACGAATAAAATTTCTTTGAATGTTTGCCATTTTATTTAATCCACTTATTCTCTCCTCGTATATTCATAATTAATCTACTAGGGTGAATATTGCTCATTCTTATTTTTGCATTTCTTAACAATGCGCTTTTTGTTTTTTTTGCTCTAGTGACAATATATTCTTGTACATTAAACTTATTGCTTAAAATAGCATAGTTTATGTAAGCATATATATAATCTTCAAACAATTTATTTACTTGTATTTGAGAATCATCTCCACCTTCCATACCGTCTGAAATATATTCTAATATACAATTTTCGTTCACCATTGTGGAATCAAAATTAATAACACCTGCTTTTTTATCTATTCTAAATGTAGGATTTATGTTCGCAGTTTCTGTATTTAATCCATACCTAGCTCCGATTTGATAATCAGCATAAAAATTAGCTCTGGTATCTAAAGGAACATCATCATTATCGTTATCTTTATTTAAATATATACTTTTTTGTTGTCCATTTTTTCTCTGTGTATCTAAAGTTGACTCATCTACAGTAGCATCATTATCAGTAAAATTAGGTACACCAGTATTTGGGAAATTAGAATTGGGTTGTGAATAAGATAAAGCAGTGTTAACTTGTATATTTTCAACCATAGGCCTAATAAAACCATCTTTATATAAGGATAATTTTACCCAATTAACATAGTCTGACGGTAAGATAAATATCAAGTCATCATACACTGTTAACTCTAAAGCTTTTATTTCTTTAAAAGCATCGTAATTTAATTCTTGTATACCTCTTTTAGCATGAAACAATATTTTATATCTTTCTTCATTATTTACCAAAGAGTGATTTCCTGAATACATTAATAAATAATTATTTATAATATCTTCTAAACTAACATATTGATATGAACCCCAATTTTTATTTGTTGGTGTTACATTATCATTCGTGTAATATTTTTTTTGATTTATATAACTCATATTATTTGTCTTCAGATTGTTCTTGTTTTTCTATCACTTGCCCAAACTGTACAGCTTGTATTTCTCTTATAGACGCACCTGCGTACTGAAGTATTCTTGACACTAAATTATTAACATCATCTTCTGGTAACTCAAAATCTTGATAATCTGGTTGCGATTGGTCAAATATAGGCTCACCCCCAGTAAGAGAAACATATGTCCATTTTGGGTCTTTTGGATATCTCACATACTGACAAACAACCCTACCTGTGTCTTGTATAGTGTCTGGGAACAAAGCTATTAAATTTCCTTCTAAAGTATAAGCTGGAAAGGTTACATTTGGAGTTGTAAGTAATGATTTATTTAACATTGTAATTTTGGTATGAGATACCTGCTCTGCTTCATTTGTTAAATCATTTTTTTTATAAATAGAATATTGTAAACTGGTTGTTGTTAATGCCGATGAGTTTAATGTAAGCTGTGTTTCACTATCCACACTTAAAACTACAAAATTCGATACAACATTATTACTTATTATAATTGAAACAACATCTGCTTCAGCCACACCTTTTGTAATGAAAGTTTGGCTAGAATCAATAAGAGCTGTATTACCACCCCCAGTTGCAGATGTTATACCTGACGTTACAGTTTTCTTGTAAATCAAAATTTTATTTAAAAGATAATAATCTGAACCTGTAGTGGAAGAAGTGGGTACAATATAATTATTTAAACTGCTTCGTGATAAACTTGCTGTAACAGAAAAAAAATCTATAACCTCTTCTATGTTTTTTAGTATATCAGCATAACCTTCACCAGAAACTCTTGCGTTTTCTTTATTAACTTGACTATTGTAAGTTAAAAAATATTCATCAAAGATATCAAGTTGAGCCTGCTTTGCAAATAGATTAAAATCCGCAGGAGATATATAGCCATAATTATTTTTGTTTAGTATAGCTAAAACAGTATTTCTAACAGCATTAATCATCTATAAGTTTTTTACAAAGATACGTAAAAAAAAAGAGGTCATTAATTTTGACCTCTTATTGAATAATGTTTTTTAAATATCCGATTCTAAAACTTTTTCTAGTAGTTTTAATGATTCTATACCATCATCACTTTGCAAATAAGATGAAACTATAAACATTGCATCTTCTCCATACGGAACAGTCAACATTTTAGTTTTATTGGTTTTTAAATTAAACCACACTTCTTTGTTGTTTTTTCTAAATGATAGTAATCCTTTATCAAAAAATAACTTTACTTGTGATTGAAGTTTTAACATAGGGTCATTAATCATCTTCATAAATTCAACTGGGTTGTTTCTAACAAACACTAAAATATCTCTTCTTAATTCAGCTGTTGAAACTCTTGATGTATCAGCCCCTAGTAAAACACGTGCAATGTTTTCCACTTGTGTCACGTCTAGCTTTCTAGCTTCTATTAAAGCATCAACCTCACTGTTGAAATTTTCAACTTCTTTAACTGCATCTTTTTCCTCGTTTACTTCAACAAATTTTCTGCCGTTGAGTGGGTGATAATATAAAAACTCTTGTAATATAGGATTATCTTTAGGAACTCTTAAAAAGCCGTCTTCAAAAACAATAGGCTCCATAATGACATTTTCATCTTGCTCATCTTCAAAAATTGATTTTTGATTTCTTGAATATCGCATACTTCTATTAACACCTTTTTCTTCATCAAAATGAAGTAAAGGCATTCTTCGACTGTGTCTTGTGGGCAGCAAATAAGATAATGGTGCTGCGTCTCTGGTGAGTTTGTAGATTTTATCTACAAATACTTTTTTATTTTTTTTCATTAGATTAAATTTTATTAAAGTTAAAAAAGGGAGGTTTTTACACCTCCCTTATTAAATATTACTACTCTTGGAATAAAAAGAAGTTGTTAGCACCCATGGTACAAACAGCTCTTTCAGACAAAAAGTTGACCTCCATTGCATCTAAATCAGAAGTAGCAGCACCGCCAGCAGAACCTGTAATCCAGGTTTTGTAACGTCTGTCTTCAGTTTCAGAAGCTCTGTATCTTACGTGTAAGAATGGTCTTTTAGCATTTTTACCCAAAATTTGGTCATACACAGTAGTTGAGCCAGCTGGCACAAGAAGACCATTTATTCTTCCTGAGTTTGCACCAGTTGGTAAACCTCCACGCATTGATGGGTCATTTAGATATTTCCAGTCAGACTTATAAAAGTCATAACCTCTTCTAAACCCAGTAAAACCTAAATTTAACGCCATTTCTTTATCGTTATCAAATAGTCCATAAGATGTACCACCAGCTCCGTAAGAGTTTTGTGCAGCTAACATATCATCTATATCAAAACTAAAGTCTCTATCAACGAAAATTACATTCTCTTCAATACTACCTTGTTTATCAAGTCTTGATATTACAGCATCAAAATCTGCTAACGCAGTTGGGTTTCCACCACCCCAGACATTTCCTCTATTTTCTACAACATAGAATATACCTTCAGAACCTTTGTTTCCAACGTCTCCAGTAACAGCTATTGCACCAGAATTTGCTTCTGCTGGTACAGCTTCTATCATTGCAGTTTCAAGATAATCATCAAATCTAAGTCTTGTTTCATGCTCAGACTTCAAATACCATAGGTATCCTGTTGCACCATTTTCAGTTGTAACTTCTATCCAACCTATTTGTGCCATATCAGAACCACTAACAGCATATTTATCTTTTATAATGATTGGTGAATTAGAAAAGATATTGTCATCAGCTTCAAGAGAACCTGACATTCCATTTGCACCTTTTTTAAATTCAGAACCATAAATAAATACTGTTCTAGTTAATCCTGTTCCACCAACTTGTCCACCTGCTTCGTAGTATGCAACGTCAAATGTTCCATTTGCTGTGCTAACATTAGTAACTATTCCTTTGTTAGCACCAGAACCAGCATTATCAGATATCATTACAGTTTGTCCGACTCTGATAGCTATACTTCCTGAACCTGGCACTAAAGTGTCATTAACAGTGATAGTAGCAGTGTCAGCAGCTGCGTTAGCACCTGATGCACAGTTAGTGTATTTTACATGTAGTCTTCCTTGCTCTGCCCATTTTATAAGGTCAGAATTAGATGGCATTTCTGCCCCTACCATTCTTAAAAAACCAGCAATAGTTCTATTGCCGTATCTTTCGAACTCCTTTTCAAAAGTATCTGGAAGATACTGATTCAAAAAGTCGAAATTTGTTATATAGTTTGAAACCAACGGAACTTGTTCCGCACTTGGTTGTAAAGCAAACCCTGGGGTTGCTTGAACTGCTCCAGCCATAATTTATTATTTTTATTTTTTGTTAATACTTTTAATTTTTAGGCCTCTCCCCTGTGAAGAAGAAAGTGACCTGACTTGGAATCCTCCTTTATTAGTTACTTCAGGTGCTTTGCGTTCTGTCATATTTATATTTTTAGTCTTACGCATTACATCTTCTGTAGCTTCAGATTTACCTTGTTCGTAAAAAAACTTAGCAAATTTGTCAGGATTCATCGCTATTGATAAAGCCTTGTGATAATCTGATGGATTTTTTAAATAACCCTTTTCATCTAAAAACTTGTTCATAAAGTTCATAGGTGTTGATTGGTTTTTTTTAATTGCATCAGCTTCCCCTGGAGAATAAGTGATTTTTTTATCGTCAAGCACGAAATCAAAACCTTTGAAATCATTATCAAATATCTCGTTGAGTTTTTTTGCAAACCAACTACTTTTCGACTCATTCTCTTTTTGTTGAGTTTTCACAGACTCTAAATATTGCCTATACTCTATTAACTCTTCATTTGCGGCAGGACTATCAACCGAACTTGACTCAAGTGGTTGTTTGTATTTTTCCTTTTGCTCATTAAAGTATTTTTTTGCTTTGGCAATAGTTCTTTTCTTTGATAGTTTTATTTTTCTAATAGCTGCTTCATCATCAATTTCAGAATCGTAAGTATAGTCCTCCATAAGAGAATTTATATCTTCATCATCCAAACCTTCACCTTCAGTAGCTTTTAGGTAATTTCTAAGCAAAGAATTATCAGGCATGTCATTAAAATTTTGTTGTAAATGAACATAATCTTGTATACCTCTGCCTGTTTCTTGTTTGTATTTCAAGTAAGCGGCAACATCTTCAGGAAGAGGGTCTGCCTCTTTTCTTTCAGCTGTTAATTCATCAAGTGAATTTATTTGCTTACCATACCTTTTTTCAATAAATGAAAGAACATTTTTTTCATCTAACTCCTTTTCAACTTCTTCTGTAGGAGTTTCATTCTTTATTTCATTTTCAGTTAAATCTTCAACTGTATTTTTTTTCTTCTCCTCAAAATCTATTTGTTGTTGTGGAGATTCTGTTTCTTGCTTTGGGGTTTCCTCTACATTTTGTGTATCGGCTTCCTTTTGCTCATGTTTGTCTAACAACTCTTGTTCGACTTCTTGTGTTGATTTTTCACCTGGGGATTCAACAGCCCTTACTTTTAATTCCATTAGATTAAATTTTTACAAAGTTAAATAAAAAAACAATGCTCTTTTTAAGCATTATCTTGGTTCAAATTCCGCTAAATCAAATCCATCTAAAGTATCTTCATTGGATTCAAAATTTTGAGGCGGTAAATTATTTTTACGCTGATTTATAAGTTGTGATTGTTGAGTGTTTTGTTGGCTAATACGTTTTTTCTTTGCCTCTTCTCTAGAACCTTCTCTAGAAAACAATGCTTGTTCACTTATGTTTCTTAATTGTAAATTGTAATTAAATTCTTGCTCCATCAGTTGAGCTTTAAGTTGTGCTTCAGCTTGTTGTTTTTCTATTTCAAAAGCTATTTCTGCTTGCTTAACTTGTATTTTACCTTGTGTTTCAGCTTGCATTTTTTGCATTGCAACTTGAGCAGCCATTTCTTGTGATTGTATTTGGTTTTGGCTAATCATTGCTTGTTTTTGTAATTCTTTCTGCTGGTCTTGCTCTTGTTTAGATTTACGTTTTACCTTTAATAATTGGTTTGCAAGTTTTATGTTTTTGATTTCACGTATATCTATAGCATCTTCTAGATTTATGTCTTGCTTAGATAATGCCATTTGTATATTTTGTTCCAACATAGCTCTTTGCTCTTCATCTGGAGCTAGCTCTATAAATACACCAAAATCATATATATAAAGTTCAGATATTTCACCTAATATGCTTACATTGAATTTTCCTATTTTATTTATAAAGTCTTCTTTAAAATCTGAATATTCTAAGATGTCCGCAACTCTATATGTTATTGCTTCTGAAAGCCCTCTGTATATATACAAACTTCCATCTAAAATATGTCTTGTCGCTGTATTAGAATTTAGAGCTGCTAATTTTTGCACCCCAACCAAAGAGTCAGGAGAAGGTGTGCTTCCATCACGAGCTTCATTTAAACCTGTAACTGCACGTATCATATCTAAATAATGGTTGTAATTAGCAATAAGCATTTGTGTTTTTGATGCTCCTGAATTAGAAGTTAACTGTTGAATAGGAACTCTACCTTGATTGAAATCTCCTTCTTGAGTATAACTTCTACCCACTACACTACCAGTTTGAAAATATAGTCTTAAGGCATCTTCTGGATTATATGCCGAACCTGTTCCTAAATCTACCTCATTAAGTCCATCAGCATCAATATATACCCCATCAGGAACAGTTCGGGCTATAACTTGTTGTAGTTTTAAATGTGTTATTTGTATCAAGTCAGCAAATGGTATCATTCTTCTAACTAAAGATTCTATAACTCCTTTATACATTCTTGGTGCTACCGCTATGTAATTAGGTAATGCATGTTGAGAGGATGATTGAGGTCTTACCATATTTTTAGCAAGTTCCCATTTTAGTATAATATTAGTACCCATAACCATAACACCCTCATACCAAACGTCAATTGTTTTTTCTAGTTTTTCAAACTTACCTTCTTCCATCATTTCTTCTGGTGGATTGAAACTATCATCTTTTTCAATAACTCTTGAACCACCACCCTCTAGTTTTCTTTTTTTATAAACCATTTTTTTACTGGTTTTATAATTAAAGTACATTAATGTGCAAGTGTCTCTGTAAAAAATATCATTTTCATAAAACTGGGCAACATTATAATAGTTATACCAGCTTTGGCTATATTTAGTTATTTCTTCTAAATCTGTATTGGTGAGTTTTGGGTCTATCTTTAAAAGCTCAACTACAGGTAAAGTTTTTATTTCACCCCAATAAAAACAATCTTTAAAATGTGGGTCTTCGGTATAACTGTACACTACATTAGCTGGGTCAACATAAGATATTTTAACACCAGCACCTGGTAAAAACTCATGTTTTGCAACCGACATACCTAAAACTGTACTATCGTAATCTATTTGTTTTCTAATATCATCATAATGATTTTCTTCAAAAACCGTATTGATTGCTTGTTCTTCTGCAATTTCAATAGCTGGTTTGTAGTTTAAATTCATATATAAATTTAATTCCTCGTCATTTTCTGGTAAATTATCAGGATTCATGGTAAAAGGATTAAAGCCTGTAGTGTCTTGCACTACTGATAAAACATCTTTGGCGGCCATTTGGCCCTCTACCATGTCTTGATATTTACTTCTCTTTGATTGAGATAATGCATCTTGAGCAAAAGCTTTTACTTTGAACTCTCTATCTTGCATCCCGTTTACAACGATATCTACAAATTTTGGTAATATAGGAACTGGTGTCCAATCTAAATTTAAATAAGATAAATCACCATCTACAGCTAACTCATTTTTATACTTAGCAATAGACTGTTCTCCTCTAGCATATAATCTTAAACGGTGAAAATCTCTCCATTGATTATAATACCTACAATTATTTCCATCTTTTTTGAACCATTCGTACTGAATAGCTTGCCCTATTTGAAGTCCAAACTCATCTGTAGCTTTTTCTGCATCAGAAACAAATTGACTAGGGAAGCCAACAGATGATATATCTATAGTAACATCCTTCATTTATGTTAACAATTCACTTATTGTTCCTTTATTAGTATACCTTGCAAAGTTAAGCTTTATTTTTGATTCTTTTTTTTGCGGTAGATACATATGTTTTTGATTTGCCATAATAGCTAAACCTGAACTTATAGTAGCATCGTATTTGGTTCTATTATTAATATCAAACTTAGCCCAATCTTCTAATGTCCTAATAAACAACATAGAGCCCATAGTATCAGCCTCTCTAAACTGACCTTCAAAATCTAAACCTACATTTTTTTCTATATAAGATTCTATAGCTGCCGCATGAGATTGTTTTACATCTTCAGAGGAGTTAGGTATGCCACCTAGTTCTTTTTCACTTTTTGAAAGTTTGTTTGAATGTTTGTCTGGCCTGTTCATACAAAAACCCCTATAACCTCTATTTTTAAAATGATACAGCAATCTAGGTTTGTTGTTTTCTATTAGAATAGGCATACTATAAAAGACACAAGCCATCAAAACTTCTTCAAAAAATATTTCTGCTGTTTGAGGTCTAGCAACGTATTCTAAAAAAAACTCATTACTAGGCGCATCTTCCATACTAAATTTTGTTAATCCGTGTAAAGCCCCATTAGAGCCTCTACCTCCTACTGTCCCAGATATATCATATGAATCACAACCAAACGCACCAATATGTTCGTTCATTGGATATTTACCATTTCTCCTATCAACAACTTTATTTTGTAAGCTTTTGGGTGGAATCCAACTTACTTGAAACCTACCACTCTTATCAGGTCTAAATATAACTTTGCTATCTTTTATACCATTATCCCAGTAAAAACTACCTCTTGTTAAGTGGTGTTGCATGATTAAAGAATCATTGTAGTCTATTTGTTGATATATTTTTGTTAGATTAAACAAAGACCCTTTACTTTCGTCTCTGAATGCATGAGATTCTGAACGAGGAAATTGTCTGTAATATTCATTTAAAGCATCAGCGTCAGATTTTAATGATTCTACTTCAGCTTTCCAGTAATCTACAGCTCCATTATATATCCACTCATTGTCAACTCCTCTAACTTTATTATCAGGTTTATTCAAAACTGGTTGACCGTATATGTCAATAAAACCTTCCATGTTCCATTCCATAGGTATAAATAGACTATATAAACCGCTTTTTGTTTGACCATTAGCGTTTCTAGATTTTACATTAGAATCTTCATACAGTTTTTTAAAATTATTACCACCTTTATCTAATGCGTTTGAGGTTGAACCCATTAAACACTTTCCAATTATTTTACTACCTAATCTCAAACAAGTCTTGGTAACTCTCCAGTTATTTAGAATGTTATTTGGTTTTATCCATTTACCGCTTTCATCATGAACTAAGAGTAAAAGTTTTTCTCCATCATAAGAGTTGTCATCTGTGTTTTTCCAATCTATCGTGGTATCTAAACCTGTAAGTTCATCATCAAATATTTCGTGCATATTTTTTTTGGTAATTTTTGAAGCGGGAACTCTAAAAGCTAGCTCTGTTTTTGGTTTGTCCATACCATCTTGTATCGGTTTAAAAAAGAACGGAAGTCTGTTTGCTATTGGAACAACTTTGTCGGTAAACATTTTTTTCGAATCAGCTCCTGTTTTAGATAGTATCCCAACTCTAGAGTCTTTAGCTAATGTTCCTGTGTTAACACACTCTGATGAACCCATAAAAGAAAAACCAGACCTTCTTATTTTTAAATATATCATTCCAAAACTTCTGGTGTCAGCTTTACATGCTTCCCAAAATATGTAAAATAACCTATTAGCTTCACGATAATCTGGGTATCCCACATCTATAGTAGACCACTGTAAATACATGTAGTGAGCTCCTGTAATGTATGTTGGTTTACCATTGTTCATAAACCAATATCCTAATTCTCTATTATCAAACTCATCTTCTATAAATCCTACCCATTTTTGTTTAAATAAAGAAGGCATTTCGTTCCACTGAAATATAGATTGAATTTTGCCTAAATCTTTAGGTAAATCTTTTCTTTGCCAATATTGTTCTTTTTTATTTACACTGCGTGCATAACATTTTTTTGGCGTTGGTGGTAAAGCTATAATTAAATTAGATATTGAAATTATATTACCTACTTGACCTGTTTTCGATATATTAATAAATTCATATTTATCATTATATCCATACTCCCAAGTTTTAGCTTTGTTTTTTCTACTTAAAACTGATGAAGGTATATAACCTGATAATTTTCTGTAAATATTATTTTGACCTTCGTTCTGCAAATCCTTGTTTTGTTTCTATATTATTATCTAAAACACTATTTATGTTTTCTTCCTCAGCATCTATTTTATTAAGTATATCAAATGCATCAAAGATTGCTAGTTTTTTTGTAGCGGCTGCATTTTTTAATCTGTCAGCAGCTAGTTCATCTTCGGGGTCTGGTTTTATAATATCTTCTTTTGCTACTTTAATAAGCTGTTCAACAGCTTTTCTTCCAGCTTCAATTATTTTTTTCTTTAAATCTTCTGATTTCATTTTTGTAAAAATATTACTTGTATCAATCTTGAGTTATTGTACTCACCAAAGTTGTCATATAAATTTCTAGAGTGTAAAATATAGGAATCAAAAACAACCATTCTGTTAAATTTATAAAATAATTTACACATTGGTATGTCGTTTTGATAAAGAGTTGTCCCAGCGTCTTTAGGATATAGTTTATTTAAATACAATAAAAGAGTTTTGTCACCCATCATTTCATCTGAATGAATATAATTAGGTTCTTTTTGTTTGTAAGGAGATTGTCTAATAAAATTGTAGTTTACTTTGTAGTCAGGAAAATATGATTGTGCTATTTTTTCAAACTCATCGTTTTCTCTCATTTGAATATTTTTGAATGTTTTATCACCATCTTTAAAATCTTGAAAAGGGGTTTTTAAAACCTCATCTACATATTCATATGGGTTGCTTAAAACGTTATCAACCCAATTAACAAAATAATTCATAGTTTCACAGTTATATGATTATCGAACATTCTATATAATTTTTCACCATCTACAGTAAACTCATATTCAGACTCAGGTTTGAAACATATCTTATCTCCTTGTTTTAATCCTTT